CTGACCATTTTGCTTCAGGTAATCCGTTTGTATATGATTTTCCGTCAAATGTTAAGACTTGTTTTCTATTACTTCCCTCAGAAAAACTTGCGTGTATCCAACCTGAGTTAGGGTCTTTATCTTCTTCTTTCCAAAACTCTAAAATTAATTGGTCAAAATCTACGTTATTAGAAAGCCAAAGACCAACAGCTAAATTTGATACACCAGCAATCTCAAAATCTACTGCTTGTCCTTTTGCGTGTTGTGATGTTTTTTTACTTCCTATTGCTTCGCATAGTTCTTCTGATCTATAACCTGATGTTATAATTACAGGCTTTTCAAACTTTGCTCTTACAGGTTCAAGTATTCCATAACATAAATCAGTTAGGTTTTTTATTTCTCCACTACCAGCTTCATTAGATATTCCTTTTCTAATAGCTGTCATAGACTTTGTAAATTCTATTAACTTAAAGTGTTTAGATAGTTGCATATTTTTCTCCTAGTTTTTAACTATTCCTATCATTGGTCTTTTATCATATAAATTACTTTTTGCATACTTGCCATCAGCATGATTATAATGCAAAAATACTTGACCACAAAGCTTTCCTATAAAAGGTTTTCTCCAATGTTCTAATTCACAACCTGAATAAATAAGCATATCTCCAGGTTTTAAATTAACTTCTATACCTAATGGTTTATTTGGTTTATGTATTTCTCTGTATTCATCTATAACTGTATCTGCTCCAGTTGGATCAAGATATATTGGCCATTGATCTCCACCTAAATTTAATGTTGTAGATATTTCGCAGCTTGGTCTATCTTTATGTCTTCTTAATATATTACCTGTTCTATATAATCTGCAATAAGAATATGTTGGTACTAATTTTAGTTTTGTTTTCTTTTGCATAACATCTATAGTTTTCATTAATAAAGTTTCCATCAATCTATCAGAATACTTAGCATAAGAATTAGGCACTTGTGAATCTTCAAAATTACCTACTAATGGATTTTTTTTATGTGTCATTTGATTGTTAATCATATACCAATCTGCTTCTGCTGATATTTGTAGATAAGCAAAAGCTACTTCTGCTAATTCTTTAGATATAGCACCACGTATAATTTGATATTTATTTTTCTTAAAACTCATATTTGTATAAAGTTAAATGATACAGATATTCTCCAACTCTTTTCTCCTTTTTCTTTATTCATATTTATATCTACACCATGAGGAAGCCAACTAGGAAAGAATACTAATCTACCCTCTTTAGGTTCATAAGCTACAACCCTCCATAATTGCTTAGGTATATTATCTAATCTTCTAGGCATATGTATATGTGATGCTGTTCTTGGGTCTTCTATAAATAATTTACCTGAGTCTTTTGGAACTTTTATATAATAAACACCTGACCATAATGAGTTTGGGTGAGTGTGTGTTTTATTATAGCTATAAGTAGGATTTATATTAGCCCACATATTACCTAATCCTAATTTTGGTTTTACACCATAATCTTTGTTACAATCTTCTGCCATTTTAAATAACTCTTTTATTAATGGTTGAAATTGTTTTTTCTCATTCATATCAGTAGGACTATGCCAACCAAATCCTGAGTTTGTCTTTTGCTCACCTTTTGGACATTCTTTTTTCCATTCTTTTATATGCTTTATAAGATATTTATTTAATTCTTCAGCATTAGCTAAATCTTTAAAATATACTGGTGTTGGAAATAATATTTCTCTGTTCATTTAAAAGGTGTTCCACCAAACCACATCACCATAGATCGTCTTATACCTTTTTTAACAGGAGCTACTTTGTGTCTTAGAAATGATGCAAAGAATATAGCTTGTCCTTGTTTAAGAGGTAAAGGTTTATTATCACCCATTTCTGAAAACAATAAATCACCTCCAGTAAAATCTTTAGGGTCTGATAATAATAGTGTCATAGATATTTTTCTAATAGGGTTTTGACCATCTTGTCCAAAAGCATTTAAATCCATGTGCCAATCATAAAAGCCACCTTTAGGATATTCTGTAAATTGTGCTGGTTCTGTTAGCCTTACATCATCAAAACCAAAATGATTTAAATTTACAATAGAAAGTTGATTCTCTATTTGTTTATACATCTCAGGTAATTTAGCAAAAGGTATCCAACTAATTGTTGTCACTCTCTTCTTCGTATCATGTTGACCTTTCTCACCACCACCAACTAAAGCTTTTTGAGGTTTTTGCTGATGTCCTGCATTTACAATCATCTGACATTGTTGTGGTGTAAATATTGGTTGTGTCGTTGTGGCAACATAAGATTGCCATCTTGGCATTTTTGGTATCATTCAAATTGTCCTTGTCCTGTTCTTGAACTGACTGGGTTATAATCTACATCAACATTACAAACTAAAGTTCTTCTTACTTCTTTTGTAGAATTAAAAGGATATACGCAATGTCTCATGTCATAAGGAAATACATAAAAGTCTCCTATCTTCATATTAGGAGAATAATCTGTTTTAGAAAATTGTCCATTAGCTGATCCTATAATTTGTAATCTACCATTCATAGGTTTTGCTTCTGCTGAATATTCTATGCCTGTATTTTGTGGTAATTTTAAAACCATAACAGATGATAAACCTGTAAATAACATTCCTTGATGAATATGTACTGGATTATATTCGTGAGCTTTCATTTCATTAACCCAAATAGAATTTATGCTTCTTTTGTTTTGTCCTATCTTATTCCAAGATAAATAATGTTCAAAGATACTATCAAACCATTTTAAAATATCATTAGGTAAAAAACTATGTCTGTGCATTTTATCGTTGCTTTCACCATTATAAAACAAAGATACTTCGTCTTGTATCTTACCCACTAATTGTTTGTTAGCTTTTGGAAATTGTTTCTTTTGCTTTTCGTAAATATCGTTAAGACCTACAAATATTTCTAAAGGTACTTCATACTTTAGAACAGTCTGCCCTAAATAAACAAAGTCAAATTTCATTACTTAATTTGTTTTTTTTCCTCAGGTTTTGCTAGTTCGTTATCTCTTATAACTCTTTCTAATGTATCTATTTGACCTAATACATTAAAGACTTCAGGTTGAGATGTTCCTGGTGTTATTGTGTTTTTTTGATGTTGTAATCTTAGCATATAAGAATTAGCTTGGTGTGTATTTACATCTTCTTTATCAAACTTACCATCATCAAATTCTTTTTTAAGTTTTGACCAAGTAGCTACTTCTCTCATTCTATGTTTAGCAACAAGTTCCATTTGTGCTTTACCATATAGTTTTTCTTCTAATTCTACTTGTTTTAATTCTTTCTCTAGTTCGTCTGTCTCTTTCTCAACATCTCGTTTTAGTTTTTTAATCTCAATATCATTCTTTCTTGAATCAAATGATAAATGAACTAGGTTTTCAAAATGGGTATTTTGTTCTCTTACAGATTGCCAATACTTTGCAGCTTTAGTTGGATATTTATTATCAGATAATACAGAAAATCTCATTTCTGTTTCTGTTCTAAACATCTGTTTCTTTTTCCAAGTATCTTGCAGTTCAGGTATTAGTTCTTTAAACTGCTTAACATCTTCTGTATCTAATATGTTAGTTAGATATTTGGATTCAGTTTCTAATTTTGTAGCTATATTTCTCTTTTCCTGAGACATAAGGTAGTGTCAATCTATCTATTTATACGTTGGTGTCAAGCACTAAGAAGTTGTTACTGTTTTTGTTACTATCTCAGGTGCTGTCCATTCTTCTGTTGCATTGTCCGTTGAACCATCTCCAAAAAAACATAATGAGGAAGTGTTATCTAGACCTGCTCCACCTGCACCATATCTTGCTATTGCTAAATCATTTACCTCTGTCCAGCTTGTGCCATCATAGGATTCAGTTTTAGTTGTTGTACCAGGTACTGCTGGGCCAGTGCCTCCAAAAGCTAAAGTTGATGTTTGAGAACCACCTCCTGATATAAAATATCTTGCTGTGTTCATATTTCCTCCTGCAGTCCAACTTGATCCATTGTATTCTTCTGAAGAAGTTACATTATTATCGGCAGTTGGAAAGGCGTTAGATCCAGCAAAAGCTAAAGCAGCAGTTTGTGTTCCTGTGCCTCCGTGAACTAATCTTACTGCTGATAAATTTCCTCCTGCAGTCCAAGAAGAACCATCATACTCTTCAGTTTTATTTGATGCAGGTGGCTCATCTCCTCCAAAAACTATACCTGCAGTTTGTGTTCCTCTTCCTGCTAAATCCCTTCTTCCTGTTCCTAAATTTCCACCCGAAGTCCAAGAAGTTCCATCATACTCTTCTGTTGCATTAGAAAAATTTGGAGTGCCATTACCTCCAGCATAAAAAGCTGATGTGTAAGTTCCTCCAGCTGCTCCAAATCTTCTTGCAGAGCTGACATCAGCTACTTCCGTCCATGTAGATCCATCGTAAGATTCTACATTTGTTACATTAGCGGTATTATAACCAGAAATACCTAAGGCCGCTGTTTGAATTCCAGTGCCACCTAAACCATATCTAGCTGTATTTGCATTACCCCCAGCTGACCACGTTCCTGCAGATACTCCTCCAACTACAGCACCTTTTAATTGGGAACTAGATGCGTTAAACCACATTTGTCCCTCTACAGGATTAGGTGGATCGCTGTCTAAATATTTTATTGGTATTCCTTTTATATTTTTTAATGTTGTCATATTAACTTACTGTAATTGTTGTGTTTGCTTCTGGTACATTCCAATCAGCTGTTGTAGTAATAGTTGTTGGTGAACCAAATCCACCGAAACCTAAAGCTGCTGTTGCTGAACCTGCATTACCTAAATATCTATTAGCTGTTGGATAATTATTTACTTCTGTCCACGTTGAGCCATTCCAAGCTTCTGTATTTGATGTAATTGGAGGAGTATTACCACCATAAGTTAAGGCACTAGAACTATTTTCTGCTGCTACACCATTTTCTTTTCTAGCAGTATTAATATCTGTTGTTTCAGTCCAAGAAGTACCATTCCAAAGTTCACAATTTGCTGTAAAAGCACCTGGTGTTGTTTCACCACCTACAATTAAAGCACTTGTTTGAATACCAGAAGACCTTGTACTTCTAGCTGTATTAATATCTGTTGTTTCTGTCCAAGCTGATCCGTTCCAAAGTTCTGTTAAAGTTGATTTTCCACCAGGTGTTACACCACCAATCAATATACCTGCTGTAGAAGTTCCTGTACCTGTTGCTTCTGATCTAGCACTATTAATTGTAGTTATTTCTGTCCAATTTGATCCATTCCAAGATTCAGCATAAGTTGTAGGATTTGCTCCAGCCACATAAATAGAAGATGTAGTTGTACCAAAGTTAGTAACTGCTTGGTTAGCGTGATTAACATCATTTACTTCAGTCCAAGTAGAACCATTATATATTTCTGTAATTGCTCCTGCTCTTGGTGAAGCAGGATAAACATCTCCTCCAGCAACTATCGCAGCTGTAGAAGAACCATCCCCGCCTATTTGATACCTAGCAGTGTTTAAAGCACCACCACTAGCCCACGTGCCAGTAGGTAATGATTGAGTGGTAACTTTAAAAGCGTTTGATCCAGAGTTGTAATAAACTTGTCCTAGATTAATTTTTGTGAAAACTGATGGTACTGTCCATTCTTCTGTTACTCCAGTAATAGTATTGGGAGGTGCGTTACCACCAAAAGCTAAAGCAGAAGTACTATCTACTCCTGTTGCACCTATACTTTTTCTTGCTGTGGCCAAGTCAGCTAATTCTGTCCAAGAAGAACCATCCCAAGCTTCTGTGTTAGCAACACCGGTTGCTCCTCCACCAAAAGCTAATGTAGAGGGTTGAGTTCCAGAACCCATAGCTTGTCTTGCTGTATTAAGATCACTAACTTCTGTCCATGATGAACCATCCCATGACTCTGTGTTAGCACGTTGAGGTGGTTCACTAGTACCACCAAAACCTAAAGCAGCTGTTGATGTTCCCGATCCACCTATTTCTTTTCTTGCTGTATTTAAATCTCCGACTTCTGTCCAACTTGTGCCATTCCAAGTTTCTGCTACTGCTTGAATTCCTGGAGGTGCATCGCCACCAAAAGCGATAGCTGCTGTTGAGGATGTTGAAGAGCCTCCCAGTCCATATCTTGCTGTGTTAAGATCATTAACTTCCGTCCACGCTGATCCGTTCCAAACTTCTGTTTGACCTCTAGGAGAAGGAGCTGCATAACCACCATAAGCTAAAGCAGCTGTATATGTTCCTGAGCCTGCTAATGCGTATCTAGCTAAATTTAAATCTGCTACTTCTGTCCAGCTTGATCCGTTATAAGATTCTGTTTTTCCACTTACAGTTGGTTCTTCTCCACCAAAAGCTAAAGATGCAGTTTGTATTCCAGCACCAGCTAACCAAGTTCTAGCAGTATTCATAGTTCCACCTGATGCCCAAGTAGCACTAGCTAATCCAGACGCAGCTGTATCGCTTGCTAAAGTTTGTACTTTAAAACCTCTTATACCTTTGTATAAACTCATTGAGTATTAACTATGGTAAGTTGTATGTTGCTGGTCTAGTGTGTAATTCTTGTTCATCAGCAGATAATGCGTCATAAGCAGCTTGTGCCACTTCAATCTCACCATCAACAATAGTTTGCGCTTCTGCTTTAGTTTTTAAAGCACCACTTACTTTGCTGATCCATTGATCGCCATGAACATTATCGCCTACAACCCAAACTTCACCAGGATGTCCTGCTAAATAAAACTGTCTTCTTTCTTCGTGTGTAAAGAAATTTTTACCCCAGTTAGTTGCTGTACAATATTTATATGCCATAGTTTTCTCCTTTCTTTTGTTTATAAATCATTTTAACTCGTTGTTAAAGTAGTAACTTCAAAATCTGCTGCTGTAAATTCTTCAACGTTTCCAACAATCGGCGGAGTTTGACCACCTCCTATTAGACCAGCTGCTCCAGATGATCCTGAACTTGCTATTCTTATTCTACCAGTTGCTACATCATTTATTTCACTCCAAGAACTTCCATTCCAACTTTCAACATTTGCTACAATTGGTGGATACGTATTACCTGTACACATTAAAGCAGTGGTTTGTGTTCCAAAACCTCCGCCTGTTGCTCTTGTTGTATTTAAATCGTTAACTTCAGTCCATGCTGTGCCATCCCAAGATTCTGTTTTATTTGTAAAAGCGTTAGGAACTGTGTCACCTGAGAAACACAATGCAGCTGTTTGAAATCCTGATGCTGCAGTAAAATATCTTCCTGTGTTTAAATCACTTACCTCTGTCCAACTTGTTCCGTCCCACACTTCTGTTAATGCTCTAGTTGGTGGTTGTCCACCGGCTGTTATTGCAGCTGTTTGAGTTCCTGCCCCAGCAGCATATGAGTGTGAAGAGTTTAATTCAGATAATTCACTCCAAGATGAACCATTCCAAGATTCAGTATTAGTAGTATCACTTCCTCCTGTTGTTCCACTTGCAGCAAGTGCTGCAGTTTGTGTTCCTTGTTGTGCAGGACAAAACATAGCAGTAGCTGTATTTAAGTTTGCTACCTCTGTCCACGCAGTACCATTGTATGTTTCTGTTTCATTGTTAACTGTAGAAGTTGGATTAAAGCCTAAGTGAATTGTTGCTGTGTTTGGCCCCGCTCCACCTCTACCACTTCTAGCAGCATTTGGTGTACCACCACTTGCCCATGTTCCAATAGGCGCTCCACCTGCTTTAGTTGCTTTAAAAACACCACTTGTTGAATTGTAAAATATTTGTCCTACTATTGCATCTGTGTAATCTGTTATAGGTGATGATGGGGGTATTCCTGAGAAAGCCCATTCTTCTGTTGCTGTTCCTCCAGAAGTGTTTGGCCCACCTCCAATAGCTAATGCCTCAGTTGATGTACCTGAACCATTAACCTTATATCTTGCTGTAGCTAAATCATTTACTTCAGTCCAACTTGATCCGTCCCAAGATTCTGTTAAAGCAGAAAGACTGGGCCCATTATTAGTTGTTCCTCCAGCTATTAATGCAGCAGTAGAATTTGCTGCTGAAGCTGCATTGTATCCTCTAGAAGTATTTATGTCAGTGGTTTCTGTCCAGCTAGTTCCATTCCAAGTTTCTACAGTTGCAGATGGGTTTGCAGACCCAGTAGTTACTCCACCTGCTCTTATGGCATCTGTCTGAGTTCCCCCTCCTGAAGTTCCATATATCGCTGCGTTTAAATCATTAACTTCTGTCCAACTACTTCCATTCCACAATTCTGTTAAAGCATATTGTGTAGAAGATGGGGTTCCCTCTCCACCAAATATTAAAGCTGAAGTAGCTGAGATTCCTGATGAACCGCCTTCTTTCCTACCTGTGTTTACTTCTGAAACTTCTGTCCAAGATGATCCATTCCAAGTTTCTGTGTTAGTTACCCAATCGGTAGTGTAACCTGATGCGGCTATTGCTGATGTTTGTGTACCAGTTCCAAATATATCAAATCTTGCTGTATTTAAATTATTAACTTCAGTCCACGCTGTACCATTGTATTGTTCTGTATTAGCACTTCCTCCTGGATAAGTTCCTCCAGCTATTTGTCCTGCACTGTTGCCTCCCGTTTGAGCAGTAGCATCAAACACTCTTGCAGTATTCATTGCTCCACCTGATGACCAAACTCCTGCATAAGGACTAGCTGCTTGTGCTTGTGCTAATGGTACTGGATCTGTTGCCAATGATCTTACATTAAAACCACTTAACTCTTTTAATTTTATTGTTGACATTAGTTAGTCTTCAACAACCAACCTTGTGTAGCATCAACATAAACTAGAGTTAAACCTGCTCGTTCTATTGATACAGTAAGATCACTTGCTGCTCCTTGTATTGTGTGTCCATTTCTTGCAATAGTCAAATTATTTGTATCAAAAGTTCCAGCGTAATCTACAAAAGAGATGAAATCTCCACGTGATGCAGAAGATGGTAAAGTTGCTGTAAATGCTGCTGAAGTAGTGTTACAAAAGTAACCCTCACCTGCAACTCCTGTAAATCCACTTGTTTTTACAGCTTGCCATTGTTCACCACCTGATACTTCACCAAATGATAAATTTCCTGAACCATCAGTTTTTAAAACCTGATCTGCTGATCCGTCTGCGTTTGGAAATTTAATACCATCTAAATTTAATTTACCTGAACCTTTTGGAGTAAGTTTTAAATCAATATTTGTATCACCACCTGTTGCTGATATTTCAGGTGCATTACTTGTAGCAGCATTTGTAATATCTAATTGGTTTACTGCTGATGCAGTTGTTTGAAATATTATTTGTTCATTACCATTTTCATCTCTAATACCATGAGCATCATCAATATCTATGTTGTGAGAGTTTGTGTCTAAATTACCACCTAATTGTGGTGATGTATCATTTACTAAATCTGTTGCTACTGTTGAATCTATAAAATTAACTGTATTTGCAGAGTAGTCTATTGTTGCAAAATTAATATCATCTGATCCGTCAAAAAACTTAATAGTTGGACTTGAAGCTGAAGTTGTATCTAACCACATAGTTCCTGCAACTGCACCACTTGGTCTTGATGTGCCTGATTGCATAGAGTTAATTGCAGTTAAAGCATTGTTTAAATCCGATCTAAATGCTGGAAAGCCCTGATTGGCTATATTCATATCATGTTGTGCCATATTTTATATATACTCCTTTTAAAATCCTTTAGCAAGATAATCAAATGTACGTGATACTGCTGCATTTGAACTATTTTTAAATGTTAAATCAAAACCATTAATTGTTTTGTTTTCTACTACAAAATAGTCTCCAGTAGCCATATTTTCGCCAGTTATCCCAACTGCATAATTAACAGATTTGAATGGATTTGTAAATGTAAGTGAGTAAGTTCCTGCTCCACTTGTTAAATCATTACCACTAAATATTCTATCAGGCATATCTACTGTAACTGTTAATGCTGAAACAACAGGAGTAGAAGATAAATCACTTGAAGTCATAACTAATTTAAATTTTAAATACCTAGCTGTATAGTCTCCAATTACAAAATTTTGGAAAGATGTATATGTTGAATTATCATCTGATGTAGCTATTTCTAAATGTGCGTTACAGTTTGCTGGTGTATCTCCGTCAAAGTTTGAGGGTTGATCGTCAAAGTTTCCTGAACGACTGTCAAATACATCATCTAAATTATCTGATGTTTGTGTAATAGATGCTGTAACTCGTATTGTATGTTTTGCTCCTATATCTATAACATTAG